CACCTCTTCTTGGTGGAAAAAGTGCGTCACAATTATATACGAACTAATTGTGGGCTCTATTTCCTACGCTCCTCCGTCTGGGTAATCTACTGGGTCGATTACAAATAACTTTGGTGGAAAAGCGTAGTAGTGCAGCGAATAATCATCGCCAGCACTCGTATATCTTCTTATAAATAGTGTATTCTCGGCTTCCTCAGAGCCGAAGCGGGCATCCATATCTAAACTAACTGTATGGAAAGTCTGCTGTCGTAAAAGATCTGTCGCAGTTCCTAATGGATCTTTATACGCACCATTTATATCCCGTTCTTGTGCAAAGTACCACCTTTGCGATGCATAATATGGCGTCTCAACCTCTACTGTATTCTTGAAAGGTAAGACGGACACTTCTGCTCCTGCCAAACCATGCAAATGTGAAACTGCCAATAAAGGCCTTGCATAATTTGACTCCAACACTGCAGTCGAATACGGGGATAAAGCTCGGGAAAAGCCCGTATCCGTAGCACGAGATACCATGAAATTCAACACTGTAGGTCTATTGTCAACGGCTCCCTTGTATCGGGTATCGTATAAAATATATTTACTCCTAATGGAACCTCGACGCATTAAAAATGCGGGAGTAAAATAATTTAAAAAGTTTGCTGGGGATGCATAGTTATAACTGCCACCCTGCGTTGAATACATTCCATTACTATCCGGACCAGGATAACATGGAAAATCATTCATAACCCATCTAGCATTACAAAATTCATTAGATAGGGTTGGCGGAATCAGTACGGTATGATTACAATATCTTTTCAGCAATTGGCGAATACTCACAACTCGTTCACCAAAATGAATATGAGCTAGTTTATCAACTAACTGTGGTGCTGTGCTTGAATCCTTTAAAACGAAATCAGGAGCGACATCCACATTCGGAACGTCGCCAGCACCAGGAGCGAGCATTTCACCGCTTTGTTCGGAACTTACAGGCGGCGAATAAACACTTTCGCTTAAATCGGAAATGGTTTTAGCCGATCGTAAATCTGAATCTGGTAAAATAGGTGGTCCTAATTGGGCAAATGTATTTAATCGCCCAATTAGTCCAATTGATGGAACTTGCAATTCAAAATCATCACCTGCTGAAACATAAACTAAAACTTCAACATCATTAGCATCAGAGCATGTAAGTGGATTTACTACACATACCCCTATGCATCCATTGTGTTTCTTCGGTTGAAAAGCCAAAGTGGCTAAATCCAAGGAAGTAAACATTGCATCAGGAGTAACTCCTATTTGATCCATGGGAGAACTAACGCCAAGATAATTTGCATTATTTCCCCATCCCACATGCATAGTGAATTCTCTTTCTGTAGCTAAATCCACGACGCGTGATGTTAATTTAGTTTCATCAAAAGCCCAAGATCCATTGGACTCCAGAGCAGAAACCGGTTCATAAACAAATCGTAGTTTACCCTTATGAAATGGTGAGGCAATTATCTCAAAACGAAACTTCAGCGTACCTCTCCAATATTGAAAAGGAAATGAAACATGTGCTAATGGAGTTGGATCCAAAACTGGAACTAGATTAGCTATCCCATCCACTGTAGTTGCCGAACGTTCACAAATACCAGGGTTGACAACACTACGCCATAAAGTTTTTCCACGCTGATAACTTGAACGCCAGACAAACTTAGTTAAATAGGCTTCACGCTTTGCGATGTCTAATATAACCATGTCATCTGGTCCACCATAACCCGTAACCTTTGGATCAACAGTAACCTCTTGTTTACAATCCAATGCCAATTTAACACAAGTATCCTCTCCGTTAAAGTTAGATAAATTACCCAACGGTTTATTTTGCATAAACTCAATTGATTTAAGAGCGGATGGTTTGGAAAATCCAAATAATTGTGCAATTTGACCTCCAGCTGAAACTGCTATTTCACTAGCTCTAGCATATGGTCCAATGTATGGCCAATCACGTAACCTGCCAAGATATGAAGCCAATGTGGTCGCAGCCGTACTAACTAAAGGTTTAGAATATTCGTCCCCTGATTGTTCCCATAATGGATCGTACTCAAAATTTGTAGGCACAGATAACGTATAATCTTTCATCCATGCCCACACAGTGATAACGCAATTATCAGTAGTTTCTTTAACAGAACTCAAAGGTGTCATAGAACGTAACTCCAATTGAATGGGGGTGGATACTTGAGTCAAATCTAAAGCCCCGTTAGGATGTAATATTGGCAATTCCAAACAACCGGCAGTACTATCAGTGGGGGTTATAGATACATAAGGTAAACTAGTCATTTGTGACAATTCCAAATCCCATAAATAGGGTGGATAATTTGCACCTGAAACTTCTGGCCAATGCTGCGCACTAAGAATGGATTTTCCATACATAAAGGGTGAACCATTAATAGTTACCTTAACGCAAAACGTACCACTCAAATACCGA